CCGATTATTTGGCGCGAGCCTGAAAATTTTGTGCCAGGGGACTCGCTGATTTTTCAGCGGTCACTGCCAGCCTATCTTCCGTCTGACGGGTGGCAAGTGCAGGGGACGGTTTCACTTCCAACCGCCAACGGGGCGAAGATTATCACCCAATACACCAGCCAGCCGGATGCCACTGGCAAATTTCATGTCGTCACCGTTCTTAATTTCCTGCAAGGTGCGGCGAATGGCGATTACATTCTCACAGAAGAAATTGCTTGCCAGGCTGGCGGCGTTAATCCCGGAGAAAAGCATCAAATTTACTACGCGGAATTGGAAGTCGGTCCAGACCTTGCAGACGGCCTTGCGGTGGGGCCGATTACATCCCATGCACAACGCTCGCTTGTGCTTTTAGAGGCCCGTTTAGAGGAGCTTTTCAGTCACAACCTAACGGAAACAGAATTGGAGCGGAGTCGTTTGATTATTGTCCAGCGCAAGGAGCTTGAGGAACTTCGGAAACACTACAAGGAAGAGCGCGATTGGGAACTCAGAACACAGCGGCAAGTCAACACTGGCCAAGATCAAGTCAACATCCATCCCGTGATGAATGGCAACTGGTAACATGAAATTTTCACTGATAACCAACCTGTTTGGCCGTTCCGAAAAACCCGCCATTTCTGAGACGCTTCCAGCCGACACGCGGCAACTGCTCCGTGATAACCTTTCTCCAGATCATATCCGGGCAGTGAACGCGCAAATCGAAAGGTTCTCTGAAACCAAGCGAACGATGGACAGGGTGCTCGGTCAAAACGACGAGATGAAACGCAGTTATGACGCGGCAACAACAACCAATTGGAATCGTGATTTTCGAGGCACTTACACATCTGCCAACGCTGAAATAATTTCCAGCGATTACACCGTGCGTGCCCGCGCCCGCACAATTGCCAAGGACACACCGCACGGCAAGGCCACGCTTCGCACGGTCGCCAACAACGTCATTGGGTGGGAACCGTTCAAGCTCGAAATGCGGTATGGCACATATCAGACCAAGAAAAACGAGGCCACCGGGAAAATGGACCGTAAATTCGTGCAGGATGTTGAATTGAATGAAGCGATTGAAAAGGAGTGGCGCATTTTTGGACGCCCAAAGAACTTCACTGTCAAGGGCAACATGAGTCGCATGTCGGCCTGGATGATTATGGAAATGAGCGCCTTCCGGGACGGGTTTATTCTCCAAAAGCACCATGACAATTTCAAGTTCAATCCATTCGGTTACGCCGTCGAGCTTTTGGAATGCGACCGGCTCCAAACGCAATACTACGGAAAATCCGAGCGTCAAAACCCTATTCGGTTTTCCATCGAGTTTGATAAGGAAACCAATCGGGTTGTTGGCTATTGGATTTTGTCAATGCACCCAGGGGACGCCTTTGGTCAGAGTCAAATGGCCGGGTTTAACATGGCGGGATACCCATTTTCTGGCGCGAAAGCTGGCACGCAACTTTTCCGGGTTTTTCATAAGGCGGATGATATTCTACTTTACAACAATCTGATGTATCGTGCGGAGCAGGATGTGGGATTTACGGAATTGGACGCGAGTGTTCAAGCCCTCTGGCGGATGTTTCAATACGAAAAGGCGCTTACTTACGCGGCAATGGCTTCGTGCATGAAGGTGTTTTGGTACAAAAAAATGATGCCCACAGGGCTGCAACTCACGCCAGCGGATTTTGATGCGATGGTGCAAAATTTTCAAAATCAAGGATTGCCGGGATACACCAACCAAGATCAGCAAAAGGCCGGGGCGGTTGAGCGCCAGATGGGGAACCAGCCAAACACGTCAACGCAAACGCCTGGGGATACACTGAACCTGCCCTACGGTTTGGAGTTGATGCAGACCGATCCAAAGTTTCCCATAGAGGCAGCGCACGAATTTAAGATGGATGGTCTGCGAGAGGTTGCGGTTGCGAACGGAATCCGTTATCAGGATATTTCAGGGGATTTTCAGAATCTCGGTTTTGCGGCGGCGCTTATGTGTTCAGGGCCGGCTCAGGATAATTACATGGTTCGTCAGCAAAACTTTTTGGACTCGGCGGTTCGTCCTACGTTTGAAAAATGGTTGCGAAGCACCATCCTTTCGGGGAGATTTGAAAAGAAGTATCCGGGAATTAGTGTTAGTATTTCCAAACTTGAGGATTATGTTGAGGCGGCTGAATTTCAAGGTCGCCGGTGGGAGTTTGTCAATCCGCTGGTTCAGGCGCAAACGCTCATCATCATGTTAGAAGCCGGCATCGTGTCGCCGCAACAGGTTCAAAAACTGTTACCTTACGGAAAGAGCATTGAAGACCTTTACACCGAGATCGGTGAGGCCAACGAAGATCAGGCCACTCACGGATTGTATTTCGGTGACGCCGATGTGACGCGCCCGACAATCAGTAAGGGGGAGCCGGGTGAGGTGAAGCCGAAGCCGGAAGAGCAAAACAATCTTGAGCCAAACAAGCCGAAAACGAAGCTGGCAAACCCGGTTCGCGCAGCGCGGCAACGCCGGTTCACGATGGATTTGATTGCGAACCAGGGCGACGGGACGGATCGCAACGGAAACGGAACGCATTGAACCCCTACGAAGTTCACGCTCAAATGCTCGGTCAGGCATTGACTATGCTTGGCGACGGAAGCTCAAAAAACACAGCGCAACTTTCATTCCCGGATGTTCCTGGGATGCCGTCAGTTCCATGCGTTCATTCCAAGATTGACGACAATTGGATGATCGGGCATGGAAACGCGGGCAGGTCTTCACTTCTAATGATTGAGCGATGCGAGTTTCTGGTATCGGATGTGCCGCAAAAATACCAGTGTAAAATGGTCAAGGGAACGAAGTGTGTTCTAACAGTCAATCCAAAATTTCAGCCGCTCAATTTACAGCTTTGGGCTGGTGGAGCAATGCCGGGAGCCACGACGTATCGGTTCCAGTTGGCTGACAGAAATTTCTCAGTTTAACGCCGTGTGTCGCGGCGCGGGTGTGTCAGGTAGCGATTGAGAAATATCGCGCCCCAAACTCCGCGCTGCGCCGCCTTTCTTTGACTTGCCAGCGTTTTCGATATGGCAAGACAAACTCTTTACCGTTTTTCACGCGTCGAAAAAACCGACATTGACGGCGACCGCGTTCAAGTGGCGTTCGCTTCTGAATTTCCCGGAAGGCAACGTGCCGATGCGGAAGAAGCTGCGCTCGGCATTGCGAAGGAGGGCGATTCTTACATTGAGATTTTGAGCATGGAGGAAAAAGACGCCGATCTTTCCCGGCTCAATAATCGGGCCGCGTTCATAGACGAACACAAGTCGCACAAACATCTGGGCCGTGTGGTCAAGGCGGTGCGGTCTCAGGACAGAATCTGCCGGGCAGTTCTGGAATTTGACAATGCGAGTAAATTGTCCAAGACGCGCAAGGCCCAAATGCTGTCGGGCAGCAGGCCGGGAATTTCATTTGGATACTCGCATACCGGCTACATTGGAAAGCGCACGCTTGAAAGCGGAGAAACCGCACACGTTTTCGCATGGTCCGGGCACGAGATCACTAATACTGCAATCCCGATGGATGACACTGTTGGCTTGAACCGTTCCGCTGCCAATGAGAACCCTCGTTGCATCGGTTGTGGAGGGGAGTTCAGCCGCACTGATTTGGATGAAGATTACTACTGCGAAGACTGCGCCGCCGCCGCGACCCCCGCCGATGATGGGCGTTCGGTTTCGGAACCCGAAAAACTGGTCCGTTCCGATCCGGAAAAATCAAATGCGGTTGACTTGCCCAAATTCGTGACTGAGCTAACGCCAGAACAAAAAGAAAATATGAGAATTTTACTCGCCCCAGACTCCGCCGCCGGCCTTGCGCCCGAAGTCGAATCCAGGATTCGCACCGAAGAGGCAACCAAAACGCGCACTGCGATGGAAGCGGAAATCAAGACCCGCAGCGGCACCGAGCAGGAAAAGGTCAAGGCCCGCCGCACCGAAATCCGCTCCCTGTGCGATGAGTTTGTCAAAGACCACGGCGAGAACTGGGCCGGTCCCGAAGGCCATGTCTATGTCGTCGGCGAGCGCCTGCGCTCCTTGCAAACTGATTTCGTGGAGAAAGCCGCCGACCTTTCCGTCAACGACTC